ACGACTTCAAAACCTTCCTCTACCTCCTGTGGAAACACCTGAAGCTTCCAGACCCCACCCGGTCGCAGTACGCGATGGCCGAGTGGCTCCAGAACGGCCCCTCCAAGCTGGTCATCATGGCCTTCCGTGGGATCGGCAAGAGCTGGGTCACAGCGGCCTACGTCTGCTGGCTTCTGTTCCGCGATCCTCAACTGAAGATCATGGTGGTGTCGGCGTCCAAGACCCGCGCTGACAACTTCTCCACCTTCACCCTGCGCCTCATCAACGAGGTGCCCTTCCTCAAGCACCTGAAGCCGACTGGCGACCAGCGCAACTCGAAGATCGCCTTCGACGTGGGTCCCGCCACGGCTGACGACAGCCCCTCCGTCAAATCGGTCGGCATCACCGGCCAGCTCACCGGCTCCCGCGCTGACGTGATCATCGCCGACGACATAGAGGTCACCAACAACTCCGCAACGCAGGCCATGCGCGACAAGCTCAAGGAACTGACGAAGGAGTTCGCGGCTATCCTGAAGCCGTTCGATCCCGTGTTCATGCAGCACGATCCCAAGATCATCTACCTCGGCACACCACAGACCGAGCAGTCGATCTACAACGCCCTCCCCGAGCGCGGCTACGAGATACGGATCATCCCCTCCCGTTACCCCACAGCGGTCCAGCAGGCGCGTTACGGCAACCGTCTGGCCTCCTACCTCATCCGAGACCTGAAGGGCTCCAAGGACCTCGTAGGCAAGCCTGTGTGCACCCGCTTCAACGAGGAGAAGCTGATGGAGAACATGGCAGAGTACGGCGCTGCCGGCTTCGCCCTCCAGTTCATGCTCGACACCTCACTGGCCGACGCGGACCGCTACCCGTTGAAGCTCCGGGACCTGATGGTCATGGACCTCGATCCCAAGAGTGCCCCTATCCAGCTCGCATGGGGCCTAGACAGCGCCAACGTGGTCAACGACGTGCCCACAGTAGGGTTCGACGGGGATCGCTTCTACAGGCCCTTCATGATCGCTAAGGAGGGCTGGCAACCCTATACCGGCATCGTCATGGCAATCGATCCCAGCGGCCGAGGCGGCGACGAGACAGGCTACGCCATCGTTGCCACCCTGATGGGCCGACTGTTCCTCCTCGACGCTGGAGGCTTCACTGGCGGCTATGAGGACCCGACACTCGAAGCCCTCGCCGAGAAGGCCAAGGAGTACGGCGTACACGAGGTCGTCATCGAGCCCAACTTCGGCGACGGCATGTTCAACAAAATCCTGGCCCCTGTGATGGCCCGCATCCACCCCTGCAAGATCAGCGAGACCGAACGGTCGAAGGGTCAGAAGGAACAGAGGATCGTGGACACGCTGGAGCCCGTCATGAACGGTCACCGCCTCATCGTGGACCGTCAGCTCATCGAGCGCGACTACCAGTCCACCGAGAGCCTCCAGCCCGAGCACCGCAACCGCTACCGCCTGTTCTACCAGATGACCCGCATCACCCGTGATCGCGGTGCCATCGTGAAGGACGACAGGCTCGACGCCTTGGCACTGGCCGTCCACTACTGGACAGCCGTCATGTCCCGAGACGTGGAGAAGGCAGCGGAGCAGGCCAAGCAGGAAGCCCTCGACCGTGAGCTGAAGGTCTTCATGGCGCACGTCCTCGGGGGTTCCCCCTCGGGGTACAACAAGCAGACACCCGCACGTCGGGGACCCTCTGCCAAGGAGCGTGAGAGAGCGGAGGCTAAGGCCATGTTTTACGGCATGGGTTGATTACGACACACCCTAGGAAAGGGGCCTCCGGTTACCTATAGGTATATGTACCCTTCCCTGTCATGTCTCCTCCAGTCGCTAGAGGGGGTCCCTATGGGGGCTCCCTTTAGGGGCGTTGTATGTGGCCCTTAAGGGGCGTTTCATGTGCCCCCTTACGGGGCGTTCAATGTGGTCCGATAGGCCACCATAGGCACCGTGAGTGCACCTTTAGGGATCGAGCATAGCTCTCCCACTCCTCCCTCCCCCAATCATGTAGACCGATAGTGGCCTGAAGTGGTCCTAGCGTGGGCCTTAAGGGGCCGTTTCAAAATGACCCAAAAATGCGAGGGGTCGAACTCGACAGTTGATGAACCGCGCATCCCCCCGTGCACCCTCGCGCTCGTGCCCAGGCGCTCGTGCCAATTCTCCGCAAGGGGCCATCGGGCACACATTCGGGCACACTCCACGCGCAAACCCTTATGGCGCAAGGCTTCACACTGGATATGGTAACCAATGGGGCACCAAATGGGCACCAAACGGGGACCAAATGGGTCTATCAGTGTTATGTTATTACATGTCTCTGCGAGACTATCTGTATCGTACATGTACGGATAAGCGTACACCGCACGCCAGCTCCTCCAGCGCCACGCTAGGACCACGCACGGGCACCAATGGCACCGCACGGGCACCAATGGCACCGCACGGGCACCAATGGCACCGCACGGGGATTGATCGGCACGGCGCAAGCGGAGGCACGGGACCACGAAAATAATCCCGTCAACGGGCACAATAGGCACCGCACGGGCACCAATTGGGGATCAAACGGGAAAATCCAGCGTCAAATCAGGCTCGACCTCCGCTAACATATTGATTTATCTATCTATATTTTGTCCCGGCAACGGGCAAATCAGGCACAAATGGCGCTAAAAGCCCAGGCATCGCCAATCTTTTATCCCAACAAAATCAAGCACTTATCATTTTCTTATTTTTCGCTTGTTTTGTCCCGGCAACGGGCACATATTGAAGCCACAAGAGACGAACACGAAACGAGAGGAGACAGAGACGAGAACGGACCGGGGCGCGGCTACCGCCCGATAAGTGAGCCAAGGGTGACACCCTGATACAAGTCCGGCCATAGTATCCAGAGCCACGGTGTCAGAGACCGTGTGGGGCCGATAGCGAGGGGAAGGCGATATGCCTCGCACCATACCAAACGCTGGAGTGGGTCCAATACACGGGACTTGCGTGAGAGATAGCCAAAGCCGCTTTAGGGCGGTGTTTCTGGGAACGGATACAGGCGAAGGGTAGCGTGAGACGTAGGGGATGCCACGTGGCCGCTCAAATGCGTATAGCGCAAATGGGCTTAGGATCACGGTAAGTGACTGACAAACACTCCAGAGAAACGCCTAAGACTTGCTTCTCCCACTAGAGACAAGCGGCATAACAAAAGCAAACTAGGCAAACAATAACGGACCGGGTGGGCAATAAAGCCTGCCCGGTTCACCATTGTTTTTAGTCACTGGCATACATGGCCGGTGTCTTAAACCAATGGGAAAGCAACCATGCATGACACGATAGCACTCAATAAGCTTCGCAGAGAATGGGAGGCGGACCGCCTGCCTTTGCCGCAATACCTTGCCGGGGTTCAACGCCTCGTCGCAGTCGAGATTGAGCGCAAGCAACGGGCAGAGCGGGCCGCAAGGGCACAGGCACAGGCTGACAAGCTGGTGCTCATGCTCATGCCTTTCGCCGGTCTGGCGTTCATCGCCTTGACCCTACTTTCAATCGCCACTCACCATTAGGAGCCACCATGGCCGACCGCATAACCCTATTCATAAGCCGTGCTGGCGCTGATCGCGCCGCAGATGAGTATCGCCGCAACCTCGCAGGCAATGGCGCATTGGTCGTGCCTTCCACGCTACGGGACGACGACACCGGGCACATGGAACGCGGCTTCCGCGTCGTGCTGATCAACAACGCTGGCCGCCCGGTCGGATCACTTTGACCATATCGTCCCGGTAACGGGCCAAACGGAGAAACTGGAATGTGCAAGAAATGTGCTGACGGGGCTCCTGAAGCCCACGACAGAGAACCGAAGCTGCCGAAGGGTGTCGTGAGGGTCCACGAACGGATCACCATGACGGACCCGGAAGCGGGCCTTGAGCCCAACGACTGGGCCGACTACGCCGGGAACATGCGCCGCCGCTACGTCGTGGTTCACACCTCCGGCACGTATATGGGCAGCGCCGACACCTACCATTCCACGCTGCGTGATGGGGTCGAGGACCACTCGGACCTCCTCCGGGGCTACCGGGACGACACGCACTTCCACCTGATCGCTTACGAGGCGAGCGCCGGGCCTTACTCCGACGTGATCCCACACATTCAGGCCGACTTCTCGCCGTGGCATAAGCAGGAGTGGTTTCGGAAGCACATTGACCGCTGGGCCGAGCACATGCCGCGCTTCTCTACGAAGTTTCCCGGCCTCCTCGCCTACTACCAGACACCGCAGAAGCGGAAGGCTGGCGTCCTCACGCCGATCAAGGCCGGCAAGTACCTGAAGAAGTATCTCGGCGATGTCCTGCCGGAGGAGGCAATTCAGGAGCAGGGCCTAGCGTGGCAGTCGTTCTTCGCTCCTGTCGAGCTGAAGGTGACGCAGGATGCCGACGAGGTGCAGGCGGTCTACGAGAACGGCCCCAACTCCTGCATGTCGAAAGAGGCCAGCATGTTCGCAAGCGACGAGCACCCTGCCCGCGTCTATGCCGGACCGGACCTCGGCATTGCCTACATAGGCACCACTGGCGATCCTGCCGCCCGCTGCGTGGTCTGGCCGGAGAAGAAAATCTACGGTCGGGTCTACGGCGACTACCACCGCATGGGGGTCGCGCTGGAAACCGCTGGCTACAAGGAAGGCGACGACGACGACTTCGCCGGAGCCCGCATCCGCCGCATCTACAACGGTGCCTTCTACACGGTGCCCTACTGCGACATGGGGAACTACGCCCACGACAACGGCACCTATCTGATCATCGGTCGCGGCGATGTCTACATGCAGCACACCAACGGGACCAATATGGAGAACCCCGAGCGGTGCCGCTGCGCGGACTGCGACGACTTCATGGACGACGACTACTCCTACTACGTCGATGACGTGGGGAACGTCTGTGAGAGCTGCTACGGGTCCAGCTACTTTAGCTGCGACATCACCGGCAACAGCTACCCCGACAGCGAGATGGTCGCCTCGTCGGACGATATCCGGATCAGCCGCTACGCCACGACGAGCAGCTACTACAGGGACCGCCTGTTCTACTGCGACGGCACCTCCAAGTGGTACGTCAAGGCCGACCACGACTACGTGGTGATGGCTGACGGCGACCTCTACGAGCAGAGCTACGCCGACGAGAACGCCTTCTACTGCGAGTTCTCCGAGGAGTGGCACACCAACGACCAGCTAGGCCGACTGGATGACGGTCGGGTCTTCGCTTGGGACGCCACCCGCTACCTGAACGAGCAGTTCTGGGATTGGAAGGACGGCGCGGTTGAAATCGGCCGCATCGATCACCCTGCCCAGCTCGAACTCGACCTGGCCCTCGCCGCCTAACCCACCTTCAACGCACCTATAGGAGACCGAACGATGACCCATCGGGCCAGCGACATACAGACTATTATGCAGATGTTCTCCTATATGCGGCCCGCCGGGTCGGCTGCGGAGACTGCCTTTGTCGAGCGGTATCTGACGCCGCTCGGCTTCCAACGGGACGACTACAAGAACCTCTACCTCCAGATCGGGGACAGCCCCTCGATCCTTTGGTCCTCGCATATGGATACCGTGCATTCGGTCTCCGGGACGCAGACGCTCTCGCTGAAGGACGGCATCTTAAGCCTGTCCCGCAAGTCGAAGAAGGGTGCCTCCTCATGTCTCGGGGGCGACGACACCGCCGGTATCTGGCTCATGACCGAGATGGTCAAGGCCGGGATCGAGGGGCTGTATATGATCCACCACGCCGAGGAGCGCGGCTGTATCGGGTCCTCCAATCTGGTCCAGCACAACTCCAAGTTCGTGGCCGGGATACAGGCCGCCATTGCCTTCGACCGGAAGGGCTACGGCGACGTGATCACTCACCAGTCGTGGGGCCGGACTGCTTCCGACGCCTTCGCCACCTCCCTCGCCGCGATCCTTGGGGGCGACTACAAGCCCGACGACGGCGGCACCTACACGGACACGAACGAGTACGCCGGCATCATCCCGGAATGCACCAACATTTCGGTCGGCTACTTCGACCAGCACTCCCGCCGCGAGACGCAGGACGTGAACTTCCTGATCAACCTCCGCGACACCCTGCTGGACGCCGATTGGTCGCAACTGGTCATCGAGCGGGACCCACAGGCGGACCCTTATGAGGACGCGGGCTGGGACAGCGTGGACTACGGCTACTCCAGCCGGTCTCGGGGCTACTCGTCCTCCACTGCGCTGTCCAGCAAGGGGCTGACAGTCGAGTACCTCGTCAAGCAGTACCCCGACATCGTGGCCGACATTCTCGAAGGCCAAGGTTGGGACGCGGAGCACCTCCACGCAGAAATCGGGGCCTACTACGGCGGCCACTTCGATGACGAACAGAACGAAAGGAACGCGGCATGACCAAGCCGGTCGCCAAGTCACTCCACACCGTCACCGTGATTGTGCAGGTCGCTCGCCGCGTCCTCGACACCAGCGGCTACTCCACGGACGAAGCTCTCGACATCGCAATGGACTGCCTCGGCCTCGCCGACCGTCCCGACCCGTATGGCCTCGCCGCCGCCGCCCGAAAGCAACTCGACAAGGGGACACCATGAGACAGACTGACAAGCCTCTCCGCGTCCTCATCGGGTGCGAGTTCACCGGCACCGTTCGCCGCGCCTTCGCTGCTCGGGGCCATGACGCTTGGTCCTGCGATCTGCTGCCGTCTGCCGACCGATCGAACAAGCACCTGATTGGCGACGTGCGGGACTTCCTCAACGATGGGTGGGACCTCCTCATGGTGGCCCATCCGCCCTGCACCCGGCTCTGCAACTCCGGCGTCCGCTGGCTGTCCGAGCCGCCCGGTAGGCTCACTGCCGAGCACTACACGGCCACCGAAATCGCAGCCTACGGCACCATGACCCAGGCCGAGCGGCTTGCCTTCATGTGGCGCAAGCTGGACGAGGGCGCGGAGCTGTTCTCGGCCCTCTGGAACGCCCCTATCGAGCGCGTCTGCATCGAGAACCCCGTGATGCACACCCACGGCAAGCAGCGCATCCGCAACTACCGAGAGTTCGCCCAGTCGATCCAGCCGTGGCACTTCGGGGACCCGGAGAGCAAGCGCACATGCCTCTGGCTGCGTGGCCTGCCGGCCCTCAAGCCGACCTACTCGACGTGGGAGCAATGCCGGGACGCCCTTGGCCTGCCGCCCGGTGCCAAGCCCGAGCAGCGCGTCCACAGCGCCTCGCCCGGTCCCGCTAGGTGGGCCGAGCGGTCCAAGTTCTTCGACGGGATCGCCAACGCAATGGCCGACCAGTGGGGCGACCTACCGGCGGCTCCAGCTCTCAAGGAGGCCGCATGATCGTCTACAACGTCGAGCGCCACTGGTTCACGATGAAGACCGACGCCGAGAAGTACCGGGTCAGCCTCAAGCTCCCGCCCTCGGCCACCTACACGCTCCGGATAGACAACCGAGAGGAGCTGGCGGCGCTGTTAAACGGGCTCTGCGGGATCGAGGATATGCCGCCTCACCCCGACAATATGGAGCCCGCGCCTCACCCGGTGATCGAGCGGAACCAGATCGCCGCCTCTCCTCCCGATTGCGTCCCCGCGTTCCTCGTGAGGGATTGGGAGCAACGGATGAAGGGGGTCTACAAATGACCACATCGTACGTTTCGTACTTGACCAAAACCACAAATCAGGAGTATATTCCTAGCATCTTAGAACCCCGCCGAGAGGGAGACGACGATGGATAAATCCACGGTCGCCATGATCGGCTACGGCTTCCTAAGCGCCACGGGTCTGGCCGGCATCGGCGGCCTCCTGTGGAATTGGTTCTTCCGGTGGCTTTTCGTGCGGCGAAAGCGGTGATCTATGGCCCAATACTAAAGTAGCCCCTGCCGTTACAATTCAGAAACAAATTGTGATGGACAGGAACCCCAACAAGCCCTAAGAGCCGTTGTCCCGGTGCCGGGACGTTCACTCTTAATTAAAATTCGAGGAAGTCGACTGAAATGAGACTGGAAGTAGCGGTGGCGTCCCACCTAGCCTCTCTAGACAAGCAGACCATCCGTGAGATAACTCTGACAATTGAGTTTCTCACAACCACCCTTAGAGCGGTGGTTGACGGGCATCCGATAGCAAGCCACATGGTCCAGCAACCGTTCCTTTTCGCCCACGGCAAGGTCAATGACCTCGCCCACCTAATCTACCAGAAGGCAGCATAACGTCCCTCTACGCTGCGTTGATCGAATATTGAGTGGTGGTTATAGAGGGAAGCCAACCACACGCAGCATATAATGGGGAAGCAGAAAATGTACGCCGAAGGTGACAGCTATAAGCGTGATATCAGGTGCTTGATCAGGATCGTTGAGGAGTTCCGGGCATTCGACGCCCAAATGGAACTCTCTCAACTTCTGGTGTACCTTCTAATCACCGCCGCGCCGGGGAAGAAAGTGGCTGATTTAATCCCGGCCACGGGACTTTCCCGGTCGGCTCTATCTCGAAACATACTGGCCCTCTCCAAGGGCGAGTACCGCGCAGACCACCGAGCTAAACCGAAACCCGGACTAGACCTGATCACGACGGTGACCGACCCCTTCGATGGTCGGGCGCAACTCGCGGCACCCACACGGCGTGGCGTCGGTTTGGCCGAGAAGATTTCAAAATACTTTCATCCGGAGACACACTAGATGGCTAGGAAGCGGGGTAACAAATGGCAGGCAAGCGTCACTGACGCGGACGGCAAGCGACACCGCCCTGCCTTCGACACGGAGGCGCAAGCGGTGGCATGGGAGGGCGCGGCGAACCTAGCCGTGGCCGAGGGGCGAGCCCTCCCGTCTATAGCGACCGGCAAGGTCGGCAATCGTGACCTCGCCCTCCTCGGGTCCCTGTTCACTCACGTCGAGCGGACCCATTGGAAGGGCATGAAGTCGGCCGCAACGGCGATCCTCAACGCCAAGACCGTGGTCGAGTACTTCGGGGAGAAGAAGCCGGTGGCCGACATCGGGTCCCCTGAAATCTCCGAGATGAGGGCCGAGCTGGCCGACCGAGGGCTGGCGCATTCAACCATCAACCGCAAGTGCGCGGCGCTGTCGAAGATGCTCCACGTCGCTCACGACGCCGGGGCCATCAACAAGATACCTCGCATTCGGTTCTCGAAGGAGGAGCAGACCAAGTTCCGCTACGTGGACGATCTGGAGGAGAGGGCAATCCTCGCCTACTGGCTCGCTGCCGGCGACCAAGACCTTCACGACCTCACCATGTTCCTGATCGACACGGGTGCGCGGTGTTACTCGGAGGCGATGGCGGCGGAATGGGACGTGTTCTCCTCGGGGTTCACTTCGGTCACCTTCTGGAAGACCAAGACCGACAAGCCTCGCACCGTTCCGCTCACCAAGCGGGTCCGCGACATGCTCACCCGGCGGCAGAAGACCCTCCACAACCGGACGGGTCCCTTCACCGGAGGCAACAAGGACACCATGCGGGGCCGCTGGATCAAGATGAGGTCTGGCACCGGGCTCCACGACGTGACGCCCCACACGCTGCGCCATACGTGCTGCACCCGGCTGATCAATGC